AGGTAGTGGCCAGTGAGATAAAAGGATGGCCGAAGGAATATACCCATACGCAATTGGCAGAGCTATCTGGGGTGAGTAAATCGACATGGTCGGAAACCTACAGTGGGCACTGGAACACACTGCTATCCCTTGTTGAAACGTTGGATGCAGGAGCCTTGCGGTGGACTGCGGATAAAAGGATCGCATCACGTTCAAAACATTTAGCATCATGATGCTTGCAAAACCGAACAAAATAAGTCATATTCAAGCCTAATTTGATATTTTGCCAGTATTGCAAATGGCGCAAAAACCTCGCTTCGGCGAGGTTTTCTTGTTTCTGGGCTGCGCTTTTGCGCGGCCTTTTTTATTTCTATTACCGGGCTATCCGGTCAATCCACTAAAGGTAGTTGGAGCCATGCCGGATAAAGAAATCAACCATATATTCTCCAGCCTTTGGCTAGTCTTCATTCTCATTGCGGGCTGGGGTGGGGTCGTGAGGTATCTCATGGACGTAAAAAGCAATAAGGCCACCTGGAGCTGGGCGGCTGCGCTTGCGCAAATAGTCGTGTCGAGCTTCACCGGGCTGATTGGCGGCGTCATCAGCATGGAGTCCGGTCTATCAGTCAACATGGCGTTTGTTGGTGCTGGCTTGTGTGGTGCGATGGGTAGTGTAGCGCTGACGTACTTCTGGGAGCGGTTCTTTGGAGGCATCAATGAAAACCAGCGTTAAGGGTAGAGAATTCATCAAGGGATTTGAGGCTCTTCGCCTGAAAGCCTATCCAGACCCTGGTACTGGCGGTAAGCCTTGGACGATTGGCTGGGGCCATACCAAGGGAGTGAAGCAGGGTGACCGCATCACACAGGATCAGGCAGAGCAATTCTTCTCTGATGATTTGGCCGTGTATGAGTTGACGGTAAACAGCGCTATTAAGCGCCCAATGACGCAGAACCAGTTCGACGCGATGGTATCGCTGGCGTTCAACATTGGTGGCCCTGAGTTTGCCGGTTCCACCCTGGTGAAAAAATTCAATGCCGGTGATGTGCTGGGGGCAGCTGACCAGTTCCCTCGGTGGAAATTCGGCAAAGGCAAGGTAATGCCTGGTTTGGTAAGACGCCGTGCAGCGGAGCGCGAGACGTTTTTATCATGAGCTGGTTACCGCTGCCAAATGGCAAAGCGCTGCTGGTGGCTGCTGTCCTTGCCTTGTTCGCTTGGTTAGCAGTCAGCAACTGGGGTTACCGCAAAGACCTGCATTTATCAGATCAAAAGCTGATGGAACAAAAGAAGACGGTAGATCAGCAGGCGGGGCTGATTGCCACGCTGCAAACCCAAGATGCACAGAACCGCGCGTTGATGGCAGCCCAACAGAGGCAAGAACAGCAGCTGCGCCAGCAGGCCGACATCTATCAAAGGAAATACCGGGATGCTATCAAAAACGATGAGTGCGCCCGCCGCACTGCTCCTGGTGCTGTGCTTGACCTCATGCAGCAGTCCAATGGTACAACCACCAGCGCCGATCTTCCTGTTACCCCCTGAGTCAGTCTTCAAGCTATGCGAGCAACCAACGCTGCAGGGCAACACCTGGGGCGACATCGGCAGCCATGCGCTGGCACTGCAAACTGCTTTATCAATCTGCGCTGGTCAAGTTGCCACGCTAAACCAATGGCGGGCTGCGGCCGGGAGATAATTATGCCAGCACGAATACCGCGCGCATGCCGTAAGCATGGATGTAGCAAGACGACAACCGACCGATCCGGTTACTGCACTGACCACCAGAACACAGGTTGGGAGAATCACCAGCAGGGCAAAAGCCGACACCAGCGTGGTTACGGTAATGACTGGACAATCAGGCGGGCGCGTATCCTGACGCGTGATAATCATCTGTGCCAGGAATGCTTGCGCAATGGTCGCGCTGTAGCGGCCACCACGGTTGACCACATCAAGGCAAAAGCACATGGGGGTACCGATGATGATTCGAACCTCGAAGGCCTGTGCTGGCCATGTCACCGCCGCAAGACGGCAACGGAGAGAACGAGATGACACGAGATGATGAAACGGTATTGCTGTTCAAGGGACTGATTGCCTCGATGCCAGAAGATCAACAGCAGAGCGTGCAGCAATGCCTTGATGTCATTAGGAAGCTACTCAGTGACCACCCAGGCGGCGAAGCGATGGTTGCTATTGGACTGGTCGGTGCCGAGCTGCAACAGCAGGCTGGGTGAATGACCATCAAATGATAATGGGTCTCACTTGCATGGTGATTTAGTTGCTAATTGAACTATTCATCATCAAATGATATCGGTTCTCATCAGCAAGGGGAGGGGGGGATCAAATCTCTACCCCTCTCGGCCTAAAGTACCGCCGCCTTACCTCTTTTCACACCGCCGCAGGTTAGCAAACCTTTTTTTGGGTATCCCCACGCGGTCATTAATAGGAGTTTTCGATTATGCCTGGACCACCGAAAACCCCGACACACTTGACTTTAGTGAAGGGGAACCCATCAAAACGAGCGATCAACAAAAACGAACCAAAACCGCCTTCTGGGGTACCCCCAACGCCGAAGCATTTTGATAAGCAGGGCAAGTATTGGTTTAAGCGAATTGGCGAGGAACTTGATGCCGTCGGCGTGATGACCACGCTGGATGCGAAAGCTCTCGAATTGTTGATTGAGGCCTATGTTGAATACCGGCACCACTGTGACACGCTCGATCGGGAGGGTTATACCTACGCGGTGTACAGCGAGGATGATCCTGACGAAGGGGAAGAGCGAGAAATCAGAATGATTAAGCCGCACCCTGCTGCTGTGATGAAGGCAGATGCCTGGAAGCGAATTCGCGCCATGCTGTCAGAGTTTGGCATGACCCCTTCAAGCCGCTCCAAGGTCGGTGCCAAAGGCCCGGCTGAGGTTGACCCACTGGAAGAATTCCTTAAAAAGCGCAAATGATGAATGGCAACCGTTGCAGATGGATTTCGCTACGCCGAACGCGTGGTATCTGGCGAGATTGTTGCTGGCGAATTGGTGCGCCTGGCGTGCCGGCGGTTTCTTCATGATATAGAGCACGGTGCTGAGCGCGGTGTTTACTTCAATGAAAGCCGCGCACAGCACATTCTCGATTTTTATAACTTTGTTCCCCATGTGAAGGGACACCTGACCGGCAAGCCGATCGACCTGATGGATTGGCATATTTTTATTCTGATAAACCTTTTCGGGTTTGTTATTCCGCTCATAGATGAGATCACCTCGAAAATTGTCCTTGATGATGACGGTGATCCTGTTTATGTGCGCCGGTTCCGCACCGCTTATGACGAGGTGGCGCGTAAGAACGCCAAGTCAACCCTATCCTCTGGCATTGGTCTCTATATGACTGGCGCTGACGGTGAGGGCGGGGCGGAGGTTTACTCCGCTGCGACGACCCGCGATCAGGCCCGTATCGTATTTGATGATGCCAAACGGATGATCAAGCTGGCAGCGAAAACGTTAGGGCGGCTGTTCGGCAGCAACAAGTTGAACATTCACCAGGAACGCTCCGGCTCTAAATTTGAACCGGTGGCCAGTGAGGCTAACAACCTGGACGGTTTGAACATTCACTGCGGGATCGTTGATGAGCTGCACGCTCATAAAACCCGCGATGTTTGGGATGTGCTGGAAACGGCGACCGGTGCCCGACTGCAGTCACTGATTTTCGCTATCACGACAGCAGGCTTTAACAAAGAGGGCATTTGTTACGAGCAGCGGGATTACGCGATTAAGGTGTTGCAGAATTTCGATAACCCAGACCCGTTATCCATCAAGGATGACAGCTATTTCGCCCTGATTTACACCCTCGATAAGGATGACGATCCCTTTGATGAGGCCAACTGGCCAAAAGCGAACCCAGGTCTTGGCGTCTGCAAGCGCTGGGATGACATGCGCCGCCTGGCTAAAAAGGCGAAGGAGCAGGTATCCGCGCGCGTTAACTTTTTCACCAAGCATCTCAATATCTGGGTGCAGGGTGAGCAGGCATGGATGGATATGGCTCGCTGGGAAAAGTGCCGTGACTCATGGGAGAGCTCAGATTCCGCGAGCTGGCCAATGTGGCTTGGTGTTGACCTGGCAAACAAAATAGACATTTCTGCCGCAGTTAAGGTCTGGCTTGCGCCGAACGGCGATATTTATACCAAATCGCGTTTCTGGATACCGGAAGGTCGCCTGGAGGCTTGTTCCAGGCAGCAGGCCGAGTTGTATAAAAAGTGGAATGAGGCGGGTTATCTGGAATTCACCGACGGGGATGTTGTTGACCATGCGTTAATCAAAGAGGAAACCTTGGCCTGGGCTGGTGGTGACTCGATGAATGAACTGGCATATGACCCGTGGAGCGCAACACAATTCGGCCTGTCGGTGGCTGCTGAAGGTGCTCCGGTCGTAGAGGTGGCTCAGACAGTGAAAAACCTCTCTGAGGCCATGAAGGAATCCGAAGCGAAAGTGTACGCAGGCCGCCTGCACCATGACGGCAACCCGGTTATGACATGGATGATGTCAAACATCACTGTCAAACCGGATAAAAATGAAAATATCTTCCCCAATAAATCCACCCCAGAAAACAAGATCGACGGCCCAGTTGCAATGTTTATTGCCATGAGCCGACTACTTGTTAACGGAGGCGGTGAGGTTGATTTCCTGTCTACTATCGACCCAGATGAAGACCTGTTAATCCTATGAAAACACTAATTATCGATGTTATCGGGCTGGCAGGCCTCGGCCTGCTGGTGGGCGGCATTTACCTACAGTTCGGCACGGCAACCGCTTTGCAGTCTGCCGGCGCTGCCCTGCTGTTATTTGCCCTCATCGCCGCCAGAAGGGGAAAAACGTGATACTTGACGCGCTATTCCGTAATGAACCGCTGGAAAACCCGGCAAACCCGATCACTGCTGAAATGGCAGAGACAGACGGCATTTTCAACTCTGACGTTTATGTCAGCCCTGAAACCGCAATGAAACTGGCAGCGGTTTATTCCTGCATCTATGTGTTGGCTTCAAACGTTGCACAAATGCCGCTTCACGTCATGCGCAAGAACGGCAACGCGGTAACGGCTGCGCGTGATCACCCTGTTTTTTATCTGATTCACGATGAGCCGAACGACTGGCAGACCAGCTACAAATGGCGTGAGCTTAAGCAACGCCATGTTTTGGGGTGGGGTAACGGCTATACACGCGTCCAACGCTCCCGCCGGGGAGAAGTCACAAAGCTTGATGCCTGCATGCCGTGGGAAACGACGTTGCTGAATACCGGTGGACGCTATACCTACGGTGTTTATAACGAGGAAGGCAGCTTTGCGATCAGCCCCGACGACATGATCCACATTCGTGCGCTGGGGAATAATCAGAAAATGGGCCTCAGCCCCATCATGCAGCACGCCGAAACCATTGGTATGGGAATGAGTGGACAGAAGTACACCAGTTCGTTCTTCAGTGGCAATGCTCGTCCTGCCGGCATCGTTTCAGTTAAAGGCGATTTGAAGACTGAAGGGTGGGACCGGTTGAAGAAAGTCTGGCAAAAAGCGGCGCAAGCGCTGCGCAGCCAGGAGAACAAAACCCTGCTGCTTCCAGCCGACCTGGACTACCAGGCACTTACCGTGTCGCCGGTCGATGCTCAGTTGATCGACATGATGAAGCTGAATCGTTCGATGATTGCCGGGATTTATAACGTTCCGGCGCACATGATCAACGACCTGGAAAAAGCCACCTTCAGCAACATTACGTCACAGGCGATTCAGTTTGTGCGTTACACCATCATGCCCTGGGTTGCCAACTGGGAGCAGGAACTTAATCGCCGGCTATTTACACGGGCAGAACGAGCCGCTGGTTATTACGTGCGGTTTAACCTGGCCGGTTTGATGCGAGGCACCCCACAGGAACGTGCTCAGTTCTATCACTTTGCCATTACCGATGGTTGGATGAGCCGAAATGAGGCGCGAACCTTTGAAGACATGAACCCTGTTGATGGTCTGGATGAAATGCTGGTCAGCGTCAATGCGGCTAACCCGACGAAATTCAAACTTGACGATAAAACCAAAGAGGAAATAACCGATGAGTGACAGAGAAATGCGCTGTTACAGCGGTGAGGTGCGCGCCGAACAGCAGGAAAACCAGCCGACGCGCATTGTCGGTTATGGCTCTGTATTCAACATCCGATCTGAACCGCTCTGGGGCTTTCGCGAAATCATTAAGCCTGGCGCCTTCGATGATGTACTGAATGATGATGTTCGAGGGCTGTTTAACCATGACCCCAACTTCATTCTGGGGCGAAGCACGGCGGGAACGCTCAAAGTTTCTGTCGATGAGCGGGGTTTGCAATACGACATTCAGGCGCCGGACACACAAACTATTCGCGACCTGGTGCTGGCACCCATGCAGCGCGGCGACATCAATCAGTCTTCTTTTGCGTTCCGTGTCGCCCGTGATGGCGATCACTGGTACGAGGATGAAGAAGGGGTGGTTATTCGCGAAATCAACAAATTTTCACGGCTGTATGACGTCAGCCCTGTGACCTACCCAGCCTATCAGGCTGCTGACTCTGCTGTCCGCTCAATGAAAGCCTGGCAGGAGGCACGCGACAATGGCGCGATCGCCAACGCCGTAAACCAACGAATGGCGCGCGAGCGTCTGCTGACTTTAATTAACGCGTAAGGAAAGACTATGTCTGCTACTAAACTGCACGAACTGAAGCAAAAACGTAATACCATCGCCACTGACATGCGGGCTCTGCATGACAAGATTGGTGATAAAGCCTGGACGGATGAACAGCGTACCGAGTGGAAAAACGCTCAGGGTGAGCTGCAAACCATCGATGAAACAATTGAGCGTGAGGAATCCCTGCGCTCGCTGGATCAGTCATTCGTTGATGAAAACAACGAAGAACAGCGCCAGGAACTGAAGAAAAAAGGTCCGGAAGGTCAGGACCAGGATAAGCGTGCGCAAGTGTTCGATCGCTGGATGCGCCACGGACAGGGTGAACTGAGTGCCGAAGAGCGCCAGGCATTGCGTGAGTTGCGTGCTCAGGGGACCGCGCCTGATGAAAAGGGCGGCTATACCGTACCTACGCAGTTCCTCAACAAAGTGGTTGAAGCCATGAAAGCTTATGGCGGCATTGCCGGTGTGGCGCAGATCCTCAATACCTCCAACGGGCAGGACATCGCCTGGGCAACGGCGGACGGCACGGCAGAAGAAGGGGAGCTGCTGGGGGAAAACAAAGCAGCCTCCGAAGAAGATACCGAATTTGGTGGTGCCACCCTGGGTGCCAAGAAACTGTCGTCCAAGATCATCCGTGTATCAAACGAGCTACTGCAGGATAGCGGCATCGATATGGAAGCCTACCTGGCTAGCCGCATCGCTCAGCGTATTGGTCGTGGTGAGGCCAAATACCTGGTGAAGGGAACCGGGGCTGGTTCACCATTACAGCCGAAAGGGCTGGAAGGATCTGTTACCGGTACGGTTAATGCAGCAGCGGCAGATAAATTCACCTGGAAGGAAATGAACGCGCTGAAACACAGCATTGATCCAGCGTATCGCAACGGACCAAAATTCCGTTGGGCTTTCAATGATGCAACACTGAAGCTGGTGGAAGAGATGGAAGACGGTCAAGGCCGCCCTCTGTGGTTGCCGTCCATCATCGGCGGTGCGCCGGCCACTGTTCTGCAGGTGCCGTATGTTGTAGATCAGGCCATTGCTGACGTGGGGGCTGGTAATAAGTTCATCTACTGTGGTGACTTCGATCGCTTCATCCTGCGCCGCGTGACTTACATGGTGCTGAAGCGTCTGACCGAGCGTTATGCTGAGTTTGACCAAACGGGCTTCCTGGCCTTCCACCGCTTCGACTGTATTCTTGAAGATACAGCCGCTATTAAAGCACTGGTCGGAAAACCCGCGGCTGGTGGCTAAACCGTACCACTGAAATCATTTACCGCTTAGGCGGTTTTTTTATGCCCGCAATCCGGCCAATGGGGGGCGGGCATGGAGCTGGATATGAAGCCAACCATTGACGAATTACGCCTTCAGTGCCGGATTGACGGTGATGAAGAAGACAGCTTGCTGACAACATACGCAGGGGCTGCGAAGGCGCGAGCGGAAAACTATATCAATCGCACGCTGCACGAAGAGGCTGTGCCAGAAAATGACAGCGATGGGCTCGTGATTACCGATGATATCAAGTTGGCCATCATGCTTGCTGTAGGTTTCTGGTATGAAAACAGGGAATCTCAGGCTCTGCCATCCGGGTTTAAAGCCTTGCTTGAACCTTACCGTTTTATCAATCTGTAAGGGGGCGTCATGGAGGCTGGCAAACTTCGCAATCGCATCAGGCTTTTCCGTCCTGTCACTATCCGCAACGAGCAAACCGGTACACCGGTGAATTCCTTCGAGTTTGTGAAAGAGGTGTGGGCGGGCGCAGAACCGATCTCTAACCGTAAAATTCGCACGGGTGAGCAAGGACAGGTGGTTGAAACAATGCTGTTTACCTTGCGGCCACGTCGTGATGTGCAAACTGATTGGCGTGTTGAGTTGAAGGAGCGACTTTTTACCGTTCGTGCCGCCGACACCACCCAACCAGACCGATTACTGATTACAGCGGAGGCTGATACCCGCCATGATCGAGTATGAAATCAAAGCGGCGCTGGAGGTGTTAACCAGCCTGCCGGCATACCCGCTGTTGTTGCCCGACCCTAAACAGGAGGGAGTGACGTATCAGAAAATCACTGACCCGAAATTTGATACCGGGCTGGCCAGCACCGCGCTGGTTCAGGGGCGCTTTCAGATTTCGCTGTATGTGATCGACGATTACGCCCGCCTGATTGAACTGGATAAGGCCATCTGCACAGTCTGGGAAGGTATTCAGCACGGGCATATTGGCCGTTGGCCAGTTCAGGCGGTGACACGCGGCACGATGTTGCAAGGCGCAACCACGCTGACCAACAACAGCACCCAATACCGCCTGGTACGCGATTACATTATCTGCTACCCGGAGGACGCCGTATGATCGGTATTAATATCACCGGCATGGATGAATTGGCGCGTCAGTTGGAAGCGCTGGGGCGGGATGTCTCCACTAAAATTTTGCGGGATGCAGGCCGCGCCGCCCTGGTTCCGGTGCTGGAGGATATGCAGCAACACGCAGGGTATGACGATACGGCCAGCGGCCCACACATGCGAGACAGCATTACTATCCGCTCGACCACCCGAGGACGGGCGCAGGTCACACTACGTGTCGGCCCAAGCAAGGCGCACCAGATGAAGGCACTGGCGCAGGAATTTGGCACGGTGAAACAGGTTGGTGATCCATTCATCCGGCCCGCACTGGATTACAACAAAACCCAAGTGTTACGCATCCTGGCGGCAGAAATCCGCTACGGCATCGAAAACCGGTAGCGACCGCTGCCACAATCATTAAGAGAGAGAAATTATGGCTGATAAAACTTCGCCAGAATACGCCATGCTTCCGGCTGGCACGGTTGTGAAATGGGGCGCGGTTGGCGCTGCCGCCGCTACCATGAAGGCGCTGGTCAACTGTAAGGCGGTGGGTGAGATGGGGCAGACTGGCAGTTTTGTTGACTGCACTACCCTGATCGACACCACAAAGCAGTTTATTTCTGACCTGCCTGAAGGTGCGGAGAAGTCGATCGGATTTATCGATGATCCGTCCAATACCGATTTTGCAGCATTCCTTACCGCAGCAGATAACCGCGAAACCGTGCAGTTCTATGTTGAGCTGCCGAACGGACGCACCTCCACTGCCATTTTGTCCCTGTCCGGTTGGAAGATGAACGAAATTACCGCACCTGCGAGTGAAGTCATCCAGATCACCGTGCAAGGCAAGCAGAACAACAATACCTGGGGAGCCGTGGCCCCAAAGGTGTGATCAGCGTGACTACCCAGCCGAAAAACGCTGATTTGGCGGTCGGGGGCAATTTGTCCCTGACTGTAGCGGCTACCTCCAGTAACGGCAAGCCCGTTAAATATCAATGGCAGAAGAACGGCACCGACATTAGCGGCGCCACCGCTGCCACTTATACCAAAAATTCTGTGGTGGCGGCTGATGCCGGTACGTACCGCGTAGTGCTGTCCGCTGAACGGACTGACACCCTCAACAGCGCTGCAGCCACTGTAACCGTTAAGTAAGGAACTCTAATGACCGAGAAATACGATCTGAAGGCGCTCAAGGCAGCGCTGTTGAAATCTGATGACCATGTGCTTGAAGTGCCGATGTTTGGCGCGAAAACCTTTATCCGCCGCCTGAAAGCCTCCGAGCTGCAGGATAATGAAGATGGTATGAAAGATGCCATCGAGGCCGGTGATATGAATAAGGCCGCTCGCCTCAACGTTGAGTTGCTGTTGTCCTGTTTTATGACGCCCGACGGCAAGCGCATTCCAGCCAGCGCGTTACCCAGTGTTGAAGAACTGTTGAAGGCTCACGACAACCCGACACTGGTCGAAGCGATCAGCACCGTCAAACGTCATGCTGTCGGCACGCTGGAAGACGCGGAAAAAAACTGACTGACTCGCCCTGGCTGATGCTGATTTTTCAGTTGGCCGATCGTTGGGGTGAGTCTGATCCTCGCAAAATCGCCGCATTACCGGCGCAAGTTCTGAATCACTGGCGGGCGTACTTCAAGCTGCAGGGCATTACTGCCGACGCTGTAGAAGAAGCCCCTGTTCATCAACCCGCTCAGCCTGTGCAAAGTACCCTTGATGCGCAGTGTGCTGACGTAATGCGAGTGCTTGGAAATGGCTGATGTAGCATCGTTGGCGGTCGGGTTGTACCTGAATGACGCCAATTTTAGAAACAAACTCGTTGCTGCTTACCGTACAGCCGGTGATCAATCCGGTAAGTTTAACCGCCAGGCCCAACAGGATGCGAAAAAGACCGACGAGGCTTATCAGCGTGTCGGTCAAACGGTAAGTAGCCTGAAAGGGACGCTGGCGGGTTTGGCTGGCGTTGCCGGCCTGGGGTTCTCGCTGGGTAGCATCATCACAACAACGCGGCAGTATGGCCAGGCACTGTCAGATCTTTCCGCTATTACCGGTGCTACCGGCGCACAGTTGAAACAATTCGATGAAGCCGCCCAACAGATGGGCCGCACCACCGAGTACAGCGCCAGCCAGGCGGCGGAAGCGTTAAAACTGATGGCCAGCGCCAAGCCGGAATTGCTGAAAACGGCTGACGGGCTGACTACGGCCACCAATAGTGCGCTGATCCTGGCGCAGGCGGCGGGTACAACGTTACCGGATGCGACGAAGACGTTAGCCCTTTCGCTTAACCAGTTTGGTGCCAGCGCCAGCCAGGCTGATCGCTACATTAACGTTTTGGCTGCGGGTGCTAAATATGGCTCGTCTGAAATTGCCGATACGGCAGCCGCGATAAAGAATGGCGGTGTGGCAGCAGCGCAGGCCGGGATTGGCTTTGAGCAGCTGAACGCAGCCATTCAGGTATTGGCAGAGCGTGAAATAAAAGGGGGTGAGGCTGGCACCGGGTTGCGTAACGTTATCCTCAACCTTGAAAAAGGCACGGATAAAACGCTCAAGCCCTCGGTCGTGGGGCTGAGCACCGCGCTGGAAAACCTGTCGAAGAAAAACCTCTCCACGGCGCAGGCGGTCAAGTTGTTCGGCCTGGAGAACATTAACGCCGCTTCTATCTTGGTGAGTAACCGCAGCAAGCTGGACGAACTGACAAAATCCCTGACCGGAACCCAGACCGCGCACGAACAGGCGGCGACTCGTGTCAACAACCTGAACGGTGACCTGATGGGACTGACCAGCGCTTTTGAAGGGCTGATCATCAAAGTCGGGCAAGCCAACGGAGGCCCACTCCGTACCGGCGTACAGAGTGTGACCGAGGCAATTAACGGCCTGGCTGACAATTTCAATATGGTGGCCAGCGTGGCGCTGTATACGCTGATACCAGTGATGTCCACTAAACTAACCGCCGGTATTCGTGAGAGCATCGGTGCATGGCGTGAGCAGCAGGCAGCTGTCAAATCAGCCTCGTTAGCGCAGGCCAGTATTGCGCAGAAGACGATCGATGCTGCCAATGCCACCTTGCTGCAAAATAACGCCGAATTTGGCCGCGTTCGTGCGATGGAAAAAACGGCAAAGCAATATGGTTTGAATGTCAGTTATACCGCCGATTACAACCGTTTAATCCGAGAAGAAACTGAGGCAACGCGAGCGGCCACAATTGGCAAAACCCAACTGGATGCGGCGAATAAACGCCTGTCCGTGTCAGCCCGCGCAGCATCGGTGGCTACCGGGCTTGCCCGTGGTGCATTGGGATTAATAGGTGGGCCGTTCGGGGCGGCGATGTTGGCCGGTTCCGCGATACTGTATTTCCATGAGCAGAACAAGCTGGCTCGGCAGTCTGCTTTGAGCCTTAAAGATGCCGTTCAAGAAACAACGCGGGCGCTTGTGGCGATGTCGTCAAAGCAGCTGGATGTTAAAGCGCTCGATTTGGATGACCAGTATAAAAACCAGGTTACCCAGGTTAATCAACTGAAAAAGGAAATTATTGACGCAGATAGTCGGCTGAGCAGCCTCAAAGGATTTGACCCTTTCGGGCAAGCGCAAGGTGTTGAAGGCAATCGTAAGCGTGCGGTTGCAGATTTGGAGAATGCCCAGGCTGGACTCGTAACACTGACTGACTCTATGGGCCGCGTTAAAGCCGCTCAGGACTATGTTAAATCTGGGTTCAGCGAGATGATGCTGAGTGGTATTGCTGACACGAATGTGGTTAACAATGCCATTGCCAAAGTGGGGACTACCGGTTCATCTGTAGAAAGTCCGTGGGGTGGTGAAGACCCGGCCAAGGCAGATAAAAAAGGCCAGCAGGCACTGAAGCAATATCAGCAGTTGCGTCAGGAAATTGAGGTTGCCCACTCGACCAGCCTTGCCAAGATTGACCTGGAGGAACGGAACTCACAGGCCAAGCTGATCGCCACAGCCAAAGCCGCCGGTGCAAGCCAAGCTGATGTGCAACGTGTCATGTCTCTGAATGCAGAGAATTACCAGCGCCAGCGGTTAGAGCTGGCTGAGCAATATGCGCCAGGCCAGGCAACAGTGCGCAAGGAGCAGGAAACCAGCAGGGAGCTAAAAGCGTTGTATGACGCTCGCTTGCTGACAGAGCGTGATTACCTGGTCGCCCGCACTACCCTGCAGCAGGATATGGCCCGTGAGAGGTTAAAGGCAGAGGCTGATGCCATTGCGGCACCACGTCAGAACATCGCCGGGGACGTTGATCCCTCAGTTCAGTTGAGCAACCAGCTGACGCAGCAGCAGGCCCAATATCAGGCGTACTACCAGCAAGGTTACATCGACAAGCAGCGCTATGAGCAATTGATGCAGGCGGCAACGCAGGAGTCAGCTGACGCGCAATATCAGCAGGCAATGAAACTTTATGCTGGGCAGAGCCAGATCAATAAGCTGCAGCTTGGGCTGGTGGACACGATGCGCGAACGTTCGACCAACATGCTGACCGGGTTGCTCACTGGCACCCAGACCTTTAAGGACAGCATGGTGGGCTTGTTCTCCTCTCTCACACAATCCATTGTTCAAAACCTGATAGAGATGGCGGCTCAGGCGCTGATCACCAAAGCGATTTTATCCTCGTTTATGAGTTTTGGTGGTGCAGCCGCAAGTGCAGGCAACAACCCCGGCACCGTTCCTATGTTCGCGAATGCGAAAGGCGGCGTTTACTCTTCACCTTCCCTGAGTTCTTACAGCGGTCAGGTAGTCAGCCAACCCACAACGTTTGCGTTTGCCAAAGGCGCTGGATTGATGGGGGAGGCTGGGCCGGAAGCTATCATGCCACTTAAACGTGGCGCGGATGGTTCATTGGGCGTGCAGGCTAATGGTGCTACAGGCAATCAGACCATGATCAACGTCGATATCACGATTAACCCCGATGGTTCCAGTCAGGTGCAAGCGACAAGCGGGTTTGAGTCGGCCGGTAATGACATCGCCAATTATGTTGATCAGCGTTTTCGCGTGTTGTTGAACAAGAGCATGAGCCAAGGCGGAACATTGAACCGGGCAATCAAGGGGAGCCGATGAAATTAGAAACATTCAATTTCCCTGCACGGATTGGTACTTCTGGCGACATTGAGCCGGTGGTGAGAACAACCCAATTTGGTGATGGATATGCGCAGAGTACCGGCGACGGCATCAACAGCGAAAAGGAAAGCTGGCCACTGGTGTTTGTTGGCGTCTGGGACGAGATAAAGCCCATCGTAAAATTCCTGCGTGAGCATAAAGGCTACCGCTCCTTTAAATGGAGAAACCCGATGTTTGAGCTTGGTCTCTATCAAGCCGGTAAGCTCACAGTGCAGGCCAGTGGCGCTTATTTTTCTCTCTCCGTTACATTTACCCGCGCATATCACCCATAGGACCAATCATGTCGATAAACACCGATCACCAGCGCCTTGAGCCTGGGAGTAAAGTGCGCCTGTTTGTTGTCGATGGCACCGAATTTAACGGACCAGAACTGTACTTTCACAGCCATAAAATAGCCCATACGGAGGACGAGCTGGAGGCTGCAGGGGATGACCCGGGGAAGCTATTTGCAAAATCAATATGGTGGCAAGGGCAAGAATATAAGCCGTGGGCGGTGAGGGTTGAAGGGCTGGAGGTGACGAGCGATGGCTCAGCGCCTAGCCCCACGTTGTCCGTGGGTAACATCGACGGCACGATCGCCTCGCTTTGCCTGTATTACCAGAACATGGCTAAGGCCAAGGTGACTATCCGGGACACCTACGCGCATTATCTCGACGCCCGTAATTTTCCCGAAGGAAACCCGGAGGCCGACCCGTCCCAGGAAGATATCGATGTTTGGTACATCGATCGCAAACTGAGCGGGGGAAACAAGGTCATTGAGTTTGCGTTGTCATCGCCGGCAGACCTGCAGGGATTGATGATCCCCGCTCGGCAAATTCATAGCCTTTGTACCTGGTGTATGCGTGGGCAATATCGCGGGGCGTCGTGCGGTTATACCGGTACCGCATATTTTGATGCCGACGGTAATCCTACAGATGATCCGTCGAAAGATGAATGCTCCGGGCTACTGTCTACCGGCTGCGAGCCGCGATGGGGGAAAGGCAACCCGCTGCCGTTCGGTGGGTTCCCTGGATCTGCATTGTTGAAGAGGTAACTATGCAAAAGCACATTATTAACGCTGTCATGGCGCACGCTGAATCAGAATACCCGCGTGAGTGCTGTGGGCTGGTGGTGCAGAATGGTCGCCGGCAGTGCTATATACCTTGCCACAATCTGGCGCCGAAGCCGACGGAACAATTTAGCCTGGCGCCCGCGGATTATGCCAAGGCAGAAGATAAAGGGGAGATCGTTGCTATTGTTCATAGTCACCCGGACGCAACGACACAGCCTAGCCAGCTCGATCTTGCCCAGTGCGACCTGTCGCAGTTGCCGTGGATTATCGCCAGTTGGCCAGAAGGTGATATCCGGCAGGTAATGCCAACACAAGGCATCAAGCCGCTGCTGGGGCGCCCGTTCGTGCATGGGTTCTGGGACTGTTACGCCATTATCAGGGATTGGTATCAGCTCGAGCGAGAAATAACCTTGCCGAATTACCCGCGTGAGGATGGCTGGTGGGAACGCGGTGAAAATCTCTATATGAAACTTTATGCCGATGCGGGTTTTTTGCCGGCATCGGGCGAGATGCAGATCGGCGATGTAATCATTATGCAGGTGCGAGCTGATGAGCCAAACCACGCGGGGGTTTATCTGGGCGAGGGCGTCATGGTCCATCATATGTATGGCCATATGAGCCAGCGTGTGCCCTATGGCGGGTACTGGCTTGCCCGGACGATCGTCACTCTGCGATACAAGGGCGAATCTGCTATCATATTGAATCCTACATAAAAAGGGATTTCAAAATGCGGAAAATCATTCTGGCCTTTGCCGCCACAGCTATTCTATCCGGGTGTGCTACAGAGGTTGTCCCCGTAAGCAAGGCGATTACTGCGCCAGTTGAGCGTGTATTTAAATACCAAGACGCGGCTAAATCTGACTCAACTATAACCATTGTTAGAGATAGCGGCGTGATAGGCGGTGGTTGTTTTACAACTGTGTTTATAAATAGTGAAAGAGTCGCAAAACTTGATCCAAAAGAAAAAGCAACATTCTATTTGAATAGTGGAACTTGGATTGTTGGTGCCGCATATGAAGGTAAAGCTTTATGTTCCACGGGGAAAGAAAGGCAGGAGCGTGAATTTACTATTAGGCCTGGTGAGTGGAAGTATCTAAGGGTATTTACTGATAATAATGGGAATGTCGATATCAAACCCACTACTATAAAATAGTTTAATTAGTCAAATGAGGGCCGCTAAGCGGCCTTTTTTTATGGAGCGAACATGGACTCAATTGTAAACGAGTATAGAACAGTTAGACTTTATGGTGTTCTTGGAACGAAGTTTGGGCGAGTTCATCGGTTGGTTATTGATACACCAAGGGAAGCGATAAAGGCTCTGTCAGTAACTATTCCAGGATTCGAACGATTTTTGCAAACAGCGAAAAATAAAGGTCTGACATTTGCTGTGTTCAACGGGAAAAAGAATATTGGCCTAGATGAGATAAAGTTTACTGGCCGTGAAGATATTAGAATTGCGCCAATTATTATTGGTAGTAAAAAGGCCGGGGTATTCCAAACAATCTTAGGGGCTGTCATTGTTGCCGCCTCTGCCGTTGGTTACTATTTTGCTCCAGGGAACCCATTTTCAACATATGGTTTTCAAATTGGTGGTGCCATGATGCTTGGTGGTGTCATCCAAATGCTTTCCCCTATGCAAGGGGGATTGGCTCGAAGAGAGGACCCCGATAACAAACCCAGCTACGCATTTGGTGGCCCTGTAAACACTATTGCTCAAGGGAACCCGGTCCCAATTGGTTACGGCAAGCGCCGAATTGGTGGCGCTATCATTTCTGCCGGCATTTATGCAGAAGATCAGCAGTAATTTTTGAAATGAAAAATGACCCGCCTCGGCGGGTTTTTTTATGTCTGGAGAAAATATGGCGGCTATCACTGGCAGCAAGGGCGGCAGTAATAACACCACTACCCCAACGGAATCACCGGACTCTTTACAATCCACATCCTACGCCAAAATTCTGTTGGCTCTGGGTGAGGGAGAATGGGAGGGCGGTTTGGATGGCACGAACATATTCCTCAATGGGACACCAATCCTGGCCGCCGATGGAACCGAAAATTTTCCGGGCGTAAAGTGGGAGTTTCGCCCTGGCACACCAGACCAGGAATATATTCAGGGGATGCCGGATGTTGAGAATGAGATCACTGTCGGTACTGAGTTAACCAGCCAGACCCCGTGGGTTCGCTCGTTGACGAATACGCAGTTATCGGCGTTCCGTCTGCGCTTCTCCTGGCAGCAGCTGCAGCAGCAGCTGGATAATGGTGATGTGGTCGGCTACAGGATTGAATACGCGATCGACGTGGCCACCGACGGTGGGGCCTATCAGGAATTGCTGAAAACGGCTATCGACGGCAAGACTACAACGAAATACGAGCGCAGCCATCGTATTGACTTACCGAAGGCAACAACCGGCTGGCAGGTACGCGTGCGGCGCTTGACGCCAAACAGCACAAGTAACCGCGTCGCCGATAAAATGGTGATCGAATCTCTCACTGAGCTGATTGATGTAAAACTTCGATATCCAGAAACAGCGTTGCTGTTCGTGCAGTTCGACGCAAAGCAATTCCAGAACATTCCGCCGGTGTCCAGTGAGCCGAAAATGGGGATCGTGCGTGTCCCTACTACCTATGACCCGATCACGCGCTCTTATACCGGTACATGGGACGGTTCGTTTAAATGGGCATGGACGAATAACCCTGCCTGGGTGTTTTACGATCTACTGGTCAATGACCGCTACAGTATCGGCGAACGTATCAAAGCCGAAAATCTGGTGATGACGAAATTCGACCTGTACGCCATTGCTCAGTATTGCGATCAACTGGTGCCAGATGGTCGTGGCGGTGATGGTCTGGAACCGCGATTTTTGTGTGATGTCTACATTCAATCGCAAGAGGAAGCGTGGACGGTGCTGCGCGATTTCGCGAACATCTTTCGCGGCATGACCTACTGGGCAAAAAATAGCATGAATGCGTTGGCTGATATGCCCAGGGACTTGGATTACACCTATACCCGGGCCAACGTGAAAGATGGCGAGTTTATTGATTCAAGTTCAAGCGAGAAAGCGCATTACAGCACGGTAATGGTGAGTTGGGCTGATCCTGCGAACGGCTACCAGGATGCAGTGGCGCCGGTTTTTGAAAACGCATTGATCCGTCGATATGGAATTAAACAGGCTGATATTACAGCGATCGGCTGTACCCGGGAGACAGAAGCAATTCGGCGGGGTAAATGGTTGCTGCTGACTAATGATAAAGACCGGGTGATCAGCTTCACTGTGGGGATGGATGGCAATATTCCGCTGCCGGGTTACATCATCGGTGTGGCGGATGAAACGCTGGCTGGTCGTCCCCTGGGAGGCCGTATCAGTGCCGTTTCTGGCCGTAATGTTACCCTCGATAGGGAATCATCGGCTGCAGTGGGCGAACGCCTGATAGTTAATCTGCCATCGGGTAAGTCGCAGGCGCGCACCATTCAAGCAGTTAATGGCCATATCGTTACGGTAACTACCGCGTACAGTGAAACGCCGGTAGCGGAGTGTGTGTGGGCGGTGGATGCTTCTGACCTGGCTATTCAGCTTTTCCGCGTCACAGGTATAACCGAAAATGAAGACGGTGTTTCATTCGATATTACAGGCATTGAACATGACCCGAATAAATACGCGCGAATAGATACCGGGGCGCGAATCGAAGACCGCCCGATCACCGTAATCCCACCTGGTGTGCAGTCGCCTCCAAAAAACGTTGCTATCAACAGCTTCTCAACCATTAACCAACATATAGCAGTCACTACGTTGCGTGTGACCTGGGAGCCGGCAGAGAGCGCAATCGCATACGAGGGAGAGTGGCGCCGGGATAACGGTAACTGGATACCTGCGGCCAGAACATCGGCCCAGGGTTTTGAGGTGCCAGGTATTTATGCCGGCCGTTATCAGGCCCGTGTACGCGCCGTTAACGCGGCGGAGATCTCCAGTGTCTGGGCGAATGCCCCAGAAACCGTGCTGAAAGGTAAGGAAGGCAAGCCGCCGGTACCTGTTGGGTTCAAGGCGTCTCCGTTGCTGTGGGGCATCAAATTGGACTGGGGATTCCCTGACGGTGCTGCAGATACGTTGAAAACCGAAATCCATTATGCGGATAACGCAGCTGGTAATAATACGATGCTGCTGGCTGATATCCCGTATCCGCTGCATACGCACACTATGACCGGCCTTAAAGCTGGGCAAGAGTTCTGGTTTCGTGCCCGCCTGCAGGACAGGACCGGGAATATCGGGGACTGGACCGGTTGGATCAAGGGACAGTCTAACGCGAACGCTGATGATTACCTGGAAAGTATTGGGGATGGATTCCTGACGGACAAAGACGGTGACCGGCTGACGGGTGACATTGACACAAATATTGAAGCTATCATTCAGAACGCGCTGGCCAACAACGCGGCGGTAGAGCACCAATGGGCGCAGTACGGCACGGTACGCGCCGATATTCTCATTGTGAAGACCACGATCGCCGAGGTTGATAAGGCTATGGCGGAGCTGAGTACCCAGGTACAGGCGCAAATCGATGATGTTACCGCAGTGCTTGAGGACAAGCTGACTGCTACGGTAGACGCCGACGGCGCAACGGCTATTCACACTCTGAAAGCTGGCGTGCGGGTGAATGGTGTCTTCTACAATGCAGGCATGTCGATCGCCGTCCTGGCAGAAACCGGTAAGCCGGTCATCACCCGCATTGGCTTCAACGCCAATCAGTTCGTGCTGATGAGTGGCAGTGGTGATAATCAATACTCGCCGTTTGCAGTAATCGATGGCCAGGTATTTATCAGTGACGCATTTATTCAGAACGCCTCTATCACGTCTGCAAAAATCGCAGATGCGGCCATTACTAACGCCAAAATCAGCGGATTCATTCAGTCTGACAATTTCAGCGGTAACAGCGGCTGGCGTTTAGACAAAAGCGGTGCAGGTGCTGGTCAGATTCAAATCAATGGCGGTGACGGCAACGGGCGCATGGAGATACGCGGCGATCAGATTAACGTTTATGACGCTGGCGGAAATCTGCGTGTAAGGATGGGGAGGCTTTAATATGGCCTATGGGCTGGTGGTGAATGGTAAAGAGTTGGCAGCAGTTAACAGCCCATCGCTGTTAGCCAACGATAAACAACCCTGGGCAGATGGAAATAGACAGAAGATATATACTCCCCCGGATTATATTCCGGGGAATCCGGTTTTTATCGTTGGACAGACGGGCTATATCTTTGGCAGCGCGACTAATCCGCCGTTTTATGGTGGTGTCACTGGCTGGCGAACGGATGGGAATAGGATCATTGTTGATTTTACCCAACAAAACAATCAGGCATTTTTTACCGAGTTCAGTATATACCAGGTTCAGACTCCGCAATCAGTATCTGGGGCTTACGGGATAATGATTCAAAACTCGGTTGATTGGATGAGCATTAACAGCTCGCAGCGACTTGGTTTTGTTGTCTGGAAGGGTAACGTTACTATAAACGGACAATGGACTTTGCCAACAGTTCAAAATGACAATACGAAAATTGTTTATGTGCGCTGCGATGACCCGGGCGTATCTGTATATCATTCGGTTGATAATAATGAATTAACGGTATCACGTGATAACGGGAGCGGAGAACCTTTCCGAACGACTGCCAGCGTGCAAGTAGTGATTATGAATAGTGGATATTACCCGCCAACACCCAGCGGTTACGGCATGGTGATTAAAAATATCACTGGGAATAACACATTTACGAGTGACTGTGAGCCTTTATTGTGGGATGGCCGCTCAGTAAATGTCGGTGGAAACCCGGATGATTTAGTCAATACGGGTATTGCGAGGCCCATGATACCCCTTGCCGTAAATGCATTTATGCGTGGCAATTCAGAAATGAGTGGTGGTTATTATAACTATTACAGCTGCGGCTATAGATTTAACGGTTCATCGGTCCAGTTCTGGCGAGCTGATTCAGGGCGAAAAATACAGACTAAGTGGAATGTATCAACGCGATGGTATTCTTCGCAGATGCCTCTTATGGTTATTAACGCTGACCACTACTTCTAACTAACCGGTCCTGAGCCGGTTTTTTATCAACTAAATTCAGGAGTACACCATGCCAACAGGCACTCTAACCCTAACGAATAACTCCGCTGTAGTGAAGGGGGCGGGAACGGCATTTAACACAGAGCTGAAAGCCGGTGATTTTATTGTAAGTGTCGTTGGCGGCGTAACATATACGCTGGCTGTGAAAACCGTTGATAGCGCCACACAGGCGACGCTTATTAAAGCCTACGATGGGCCAACGCAATCCGGGGCTGCGTGGTATGCCGTGCCGCGTGACACGATGAACGCTATCACTGCCCAACTGGCGGCAGAAACGGCAAAGGCAATGCGCGGAATGAATTACGACAAAGAGAATTGGCAGCAGGTATTTAGTGGCACCGGAAGCATCACTGTTAAGCTCCCAGATGGCAGCACGTTTACTGGCCCAGCCTGGGGATATATTGCTAACGCGCTGAGTACTAAATCCTCAACAATCAGCTTGGGAAATGGTAACGATGGTCGCCCGTGGTGGGCAGCATTTACATCACGTTATGACATTGGTATTGCGTTACACGGAGCTAACGCCCCATCTGTAAGCCCATGGGATGCTCCTTCATCATATTCCCTTGTTAACTACCTCCCTTCATTAACAGATAACACTGGAACTGCAATTGCAAGCAACTGGGGAGGAGCGCACGATTATTTCATGAACTCCAGAAACTCAGCTTCTGGGGGGTATCAGGGATGGAAAGGCTGGGTGGCGTTATTACACTCAAGAAATACAACCGTTGACGGGAATGGCTTTATTAAAAAGGCATCGCCGATTGTTAAATTATTCGGTGATGGTTCGTGTGAACTCAACGAGCAATCAGCAAGGGTGACAACAGAGCGAGTAAGTGAAGGTGTTTACCGTATCTTCGGCACGCTTGGTTTTAATTCAGATGCTGCATGGAGTGGTTCGGACGGCGGTATCAGTATTCCTAAAGACCGCAATGACCTTCCACTTGTATGGGTAGATTACGAAGTGGAATCTACCGGTGATTTACTCATTAAAACTTATCACCGAGAACATCTGTCCGCGCCATTATTCGCGTGTAATAAAAAATCTGGTTATGAAGACGGTATGCCGATTGATATTCCTTTAGGTCGCTGGGTAGACCTGCGAGTAGAAGTACCAACTGAAGAAATGGAAAAATAAAAATGGTTTTAATCAGTGGTGTTTTAAAAGGGCCTTATGGTGATACGCGGACAGGCGTAACAATTACGATGCGTTCTCTAAAAACCTCGTCAACGGTGCTTAACCTGGCAAAATCGCAATCTGTGACGAATGACAGCGGCCAGTATTCGTTAAATGTGGAACCTGGTGCTTATGAGATTATTATTTCTGTCTATGGTGCTCAGCCTGAACGGGTAGGCACGATAGAAGTTTATGCAGACTCGCCTCCAGGGACACTCAATGATTTTCTGACCAGCCCTGGGCAAGAGGAATTAACACCAGCGATTGTGGCAATGGTTGATGATATGAGGGCCGCCGCCGCCGAATATGCTCAGCAGGCCGTCATTGCTCGAGATGAGGTGAAAGAGGCTGCGCAAAACGCACAAAATATAGCAGACGCGAACACGTACTATATCACATCGTCAGATCCTACCGGCACGATAGCGGGCATTGCTGGCACACCTAACGGTCAGAGCTTTCGTGTTGCACAGGGGCCAGGGAACGGTTTTCGGTATTACCGTAATGATTCCGGGATTGCCGTGGAAGTTGCCGCAATCGCTGGAGAAGCAGCAATTGCAGCAGTGCAGGCGGCGCAAGCTTTTCTCAATTCTGTTGTTCCGCAGGATTTATCTACATCCGTTCTTGGCTGGGCTGTTGCGTTTATGAATACAGAGCGCACCGGCTTATTTGGCGGCTTTGATGAGAGCGGCGCATTTCGCCTGGCAGAAATGTCTGACGCCGTTCAAGACCGCCTAAAACAGCTGGGCGATTACGGGTTGCTCACGTCAGTGCCGGGCTTTCACGCGCTGATGCTCGATAGTGAGAAAAACGCCGGTTTTGCCGTCGAACAAGACTGGGGTTTACGGCTCGCAGGGCTGGCAAAACCAGTACAAGACGAGATCATCGACCTGAAGAACGGTACCGGTTCAGCAATTTTGCGTGCGTTCAGCGGCAAGCTTGCGGTGTACAAAGACGGCTCAAGCGCAACGCCAGTCTATGCCGTGAACCCAGTAGCATATGCGCAAAAGCTCATTGGTGGCGGCGCGAGCATTGTCTATGAAGAAGGCGGAATGATGAAGACCGGCTTGATCAATCTCATCGATAACCAGGCCATGCTAATGCGTCCGATCCCAGCTTCGGTGGCATATGTATTTTACCGCGCTGGGCTTGGGCAGAGTCTGATGGTTGGCGGCGGTGACCGCGTTACGCTCGCTGATGCCAATCTGAACGGGCTGGCGTTGATGTTCGCTGGTGCAGGCGCAGACCGAAACGGCGGTATTGATGGGCCAGTGACTGACGCGACGCTATCAGTGTTTCGTGACGCGCAGCCAGGTCAGTATCGCGAAAACTGCATGGTCCCCGGTCAGCACCGCTTCCTGAACGATTTGATGACAGTTTACGGCTTCGATAAATCGGCGTTGCCATCTGTTGTGACGCGTCTCGATGCCAAGTCAGGTACTGCATACAGTGGGTTGAAAAAAGGCACAGAGCCTTACTCGTGGGGGATTACCGCTTTTACGTCATTCTGTGAGCGTGCTATAGCGATGGGTAAAATCCCCGTTTCTAACTCTATCTTTATTACACATGGGGAAGCAGATGCTTCGATTGTGACAGCGCTGGGACAATATAAAGCGAACCTTAACGAATGGGTATCTGATGAATTTACTGATCGTCTTGCTATTTTGGCCGCCCGAGGTGTTGTGCAAACCATCCCTCAAATCGCATACATCGATCAGATGGGCAGCCGTGTAAAAACCGATACAGAGCATGGCGATTTGATCGCGTATGACCAGCTTGCAATCAGCAACGAGCGGGCCGACGTGGTGATGATAGGGCCGAAATTCCAGCTTAATCGTAAATACCACATTGATATTCAGCATTTGACGAATGTCGGCTATGCGGTGATGGGTGAATATCAAGGAGAAGCTGAAGCGTGGATGCACAAAGAGCGCATTGCTGGCACGAATGTGAAGTGGAAAGCTGTGCAGCCGATAAGCGTTGTAAAGACTGGTCTGCAGCTGGATGTTACGTTCATTTCACCGACGGGGTTCCCTCTCAAAATCAACACGAAATATGGCACCGCGCCGAACCTTGGTGCTGATTTAGAAAATGGCTCTACGACTATCACTGGCGCTACAAAGCTCAGTGATTTTGTGTTTCGGTTTACGCTCGCTGCTGAGCCAGCGCCCGGGGAGTTTCTAAGATTTGGCTTCAATGCCAATGACCCTGTAACCGTACCTGTTACCGGCGGTCAGCCAGCTACAACATCGTGGCAGTTCCCGCTGGTCTGCATCAGCGACACATCGACAAAAGTCAGCAAAGCCGACCCGAGCTTTGTACTTGAGCATTTCTGCTGTCTGTCCCGCATCGCAATTAACTGAGAAAAAATCATGGCTATTATTCAATCGCAAATCCCGACAACAGGGAATCGTACACTGCTGGCTTATACTCGACTCGATCCCCAGCAACTTTTCAATGCACATAAAGCGCGGGTAACGGCAGACGGCGGTGTAATTCTCAATGAGTCTGGATTGCTACAGGAAATTAAAGACCTGGTAGCGGCGGGACTGTGGCAGTACGCATCGTCATTAGCTTCGCCAGAGTGGGGTATCAAACGAGATGCAGACGGTTACGTAATACGCATGTATGGGCTTGCAGGAACGCCGGACTACGTAGAGCGGCTGGTCGCAGGGCAATACCCGCGACGTTGTGAACTCGATATGACAACAACGCCACCGTCTATACGCGTGCAAGTAAACCTCGGTGCGGCTTTTTTACGGACTGAAACCCCGATCCGTCAGCAAAAAATCGCAGGGAAACCTTATATTGTTTCAGCGTTACTCGCGGATAAAGAGAGTGCTGATAACCGTGGTGTTGTGATGGCACTTAACCCGACAGGCAGCAATACAAACCCAATAGTCTATCAGTGGACAATCAGAACCGGCGCAGGGCGTGCTGAGTCAGCAAATTTCTATCTTGCAGGGAAATACCCAGACAGCGGCGGCGATACGGTCATTGCGTCCGCGCCGGCGGGATACGTGTCGTTTTTGCCGAATGCGTGCCTAGTTTTACCCGCCAGCGGCCAGGGCAAAAACTTCAGCAAGGGCTTGTTGGCGAACACCAGCGCCGTGACTGCATCGGGAGTTATTCCCGATATGACTGGCGTTGATGTCAATATCTACATCGGCACCCGCTACCCGAGCGGCTATACGCCAACTGCGTCCGATACGGACGGATTGATTGGCCGTATCAGATGCTTCGGTTACGCGACAGAAGAGCAGGCAAAAATGATTTCTGCTCGTGCATGATAGAAGGCCGGGAGGGACCCCGGTTATTTCTTATAGAGTACAGCTATGTCGAACGCTAACGCTGCCTCTATCGCTTCACCCTGTGTTGAAAAAGGTGTTTCAGAGACAAGCGGCCAGCGTCGATTATGTAAGATATAAAGCCAGTGTTGTTTATCTTCATCTTCCCGAATGGCAAACATCTCCGCGCTATCCCCCCGCGGTTTCGGATATCGATCATTTTCTGTTAGAAAAAAGATCTGGTTACCATTAATAGTGAGGCTACCCATCAGATATCAGTGACCAGCCACTCATCGGCTTCTTCGAACATCTCCTCCAACATCCTATTGAGTTTTTCTTTGTCGCTTTTACTGGCGTCGGTGTTCAGGCTGTTTGCTTGCATTGGTTTTACCCGAACGTCAGCGGCAGGAAAAATGCTGTGGACCCGTTTGGTCAGTTCTGCCTTGATCATTTCAGCAGCACCAGGAAGTTCTGCCACATTGCGTTTATCAAACACAAGTTCTACGAACATTTATGCACCCCTACATTTAACTGTGATTTTATACAGTATATTCGGGTGAGTGATTTTTTCAATGCTCAGCGAGCTAATGGGGCATAAATGGGGCATGGATAGTGCAAAAATGGGGAGTTCTGAGCGGGAGTGGTTTTTTCGGGAGAGATAAAAAACTCATTAAAAACATGGTATAAGCAGTGTTGGGCAGGTGTGGCAAAAAGAGGCTCATTACGGTATAGACGTATTGAGCCACGGTGCCTCTGCCTCTCTATATCAGTTTTTATAGGATGTCTGGTTGCGGAGTGTAGCCCGTTTCGAAAGCGGATCCCAGACATCACACAGCGATCGCTAAGTATATACCCTATAGCTTTCAAGTTGCAGCTAGGCGCCCAGCTCGCTCATCCCCAGGCGCTTACTTTAGT